TCAGAACGAGTAACGGACGTTCATAATATTTTGGAAGCTAAAAATAAAGTACTACATGAACAGATTCAAGAAAACAAACATGTTAAAAAATTCACTAAAATTTTACAGAAAGCAGCGTGTACAACAGCTAATTCTAAACTAAAGAAATTAGTTAAAACTATAAAAGAATTTTATGACGTTCAGTTTAATCCAAGTAGTCATCAACAATTAGCTCTTTTATTATTTGGCCATTTAAAATTACCAATATTAGATAAAACTAAATCTGGAGCACCTGCTACAGGAGGACAAACACTTAAAGATTTAGCAAATCATACTACAGACCAGGATATTCTAGATTTATTAGAATTTATTCAGGAATTATCTGAAGTAGACAAAATTGATGGGACATTTATTAAAGCTTTTATGAAAGAAACTGATGTCCTTCATGGCAATCTAAAATTAGGAGGAACTCAATCAGGAAGACTATCCAGTAATTCTCCTAATCTAACAAACCTTCCAGCCCATGGCTCTATGGGAAAACTTATTAAAAGTTGTATAGTAGCCCCAGATGGTTGGTTGTTTGCAGGTGCAGATTTCTCAGCTCTAGAAGAACGTATAGGAGCTATTCTAAGTAAGGACCCCAATCGAATTAAGGTATACACCGACGGCTATGATGGGCATTCACTAAGAGCTCAAACATATTTCGCAGATCAAATGCCTGATATAGATCCAACAGATGTAGATAGTATCAATTCTATTCAAAATAAATACCCAGAACTAAGACGTAGATCTAAAGGACCTACCTTTGCTCTACAATATATGGGCACAGCTTATACTCTTCATAAGAGAACCGGATTTCCGATGAATCAAGCTACTAAAATTGAGAAAGCATTTCATGAATTATATAAAGTATCTAAAGAATTCAATAAAAAGAATACACAATTTATGGAAGAACATGGATACGTAGAGTGCGCATTTGGTTTAAAACTAAGGACTCCAATAATATCGCAGTGTATTCTAGGCAATTCTAGAACACCACACGAAGCAGATAAAGAAGCTCGTAGTGCTAATAATGCAATAACTCAATCCTGGGGGATGCTACTTAATAGAGCTATGAATGCAACTAACCGGCGTATAGAAGAAGCTGGCCATAGCCAGGATATTCTTCCATGTAATATGATCCACGATGCTGGTTATTTCATAGTTAGAAATGACCCACATTATATTAAATTTTTAAACGATATACTTATCGAAGAAATGGAATGGAACGATCATAAAGTGATTAAATCTGTAGATGTTCCTATGAAAGCTACGCTAGAAATAGGTAAATCTTGGGATACATTAGTTCCATTAAATAATAATGCAACACTAAAGGAGATTTATGAACTTTTCACAAGATCAGCTTGATGCGATAAGTGGTATATGTGACACGTTACAACTTCACCTAATATCTTATACGCATAAAATAGCTGTTCTTACCGGATCGGCGGGTACTGGTAAGACTACCGTAATAGGAGAAATTATAGAACGAGCTAAAGATATTAACGATATGATCCCAGTAGCTTTGTGTGCAAGCACTCATAGAGCAGCTCGTGTACTAGCCGATACTATAGTATTAATTGGAAAGGACCAAACTACCACTGCGCATAAATTATTTAAACTACGTCCTACTGTTAGTGCTTCAGGTAAAGAATTAATTACATCTTCTGGCAGTTGTAAAATTAAACCAGGATCTTTAGTTATTATTGACGAAGCTTCTATGATTGGTAATTCATTTTTAAAAGCTATCGTAGATATAGTTAAGAAAAAGAATTTAAAATTACTATTTGTAGGAGATAACTATCAACTTCCTCCTCCAAAAGATAAATGTTGTATCTTCGATGGTTCATTACCTACCTTTACCCTTACTACAATTCACAGACAACTTAAAGATAATCCAATTCTAGCTAAAGCTACCGAATTTCGTGAATATATAAAAGGAAATATTAGTGTCGAACCTACACTGGAAAGCTTAGTTAATAATAATGGAAACGGTATTCATGTATTACCACATACAGATTTTGTATCGAAATTTGTTAGTAAATATATGAACTATACTGTAGGAACTTATGTGGATGTGCCTCTATGTACATATACTAACGAATCCGCAATTAATTATAATGCTATGATTCGTAAAGCTTCATATTTTTTAGAAGATGTAGTGCAACCTTTTTATCCCGGGGAAATACTAATTGCTAATAGCGTAGTGATGGAATCCGAAAAAATAATATTAACTAATAATGAAACAATCCGCGTTATGCAATATGAAGATGCAGAATATATGGGTATTCCTGGCTATTTAGTAACAGTACGAGGAGACTTTTGTGAGTATCTTAAAACTGATGTTAAAAAAGTATTCTCACCTATCACGCCTACAGCCGCTAATAAAGTTTTAGCTGAATATAAGAAACAAGCTATCAAAGAAAAAGATAAATCACATTGGGTACACTATTATGATATTAAAAATGCTTTAGCAGATTTACGCCCACCTTTTGCAGGTACGACTCATAAAGCTCAAGGTGGAACATTCCCAGCTGTATTTATTGACAAAACAAATATAGATAAATGTAGAGATAAAATTACTAAAGCACGGCTATTCTATGTTGCTTTAACTAGAGCCAGCGAAAACGTGTATATAAACTCATGAAAAAATATAAGTATTTATGTATAGGTGGAATCATTAATCCTAATATAAAAGATCAATGGCTTCCTAGATGGTACGATATACCATTTGACGAATGTTTATTCAGAAGAGATTGGGTGGATTCTAGCGGTACAATAAAAGATTGGAAAAAAGCAGCTGAAGCAGACTGCGTAATGTTATTAACAGATCTGCCTAAAGGTACTAATTATAAACAACATTTAAATATCCTTAAAACAGAAAGGTTAATATATGGCATTTGAATTTACAAATAAGAATAATGTGTCATTACCATTAGCTGTATTTCTAATGCATGACAATTATGACTATGATAATAGATCTAATTCAATCAGCGCTACAGGTTTACTTAAACCCTTACGTGAAATAGTATTACGAAAGCAAAATCCTGAGTCACAGAAAACTGTAGAAGTCTCAGACTTAATAGCCTCAACTATGGGTAATGCTTTACATTCAGCATGTGAAGCTGCATGGTCAAATCGAAATAACGTAGTAAAAGCTTTGGAATTATTTGGGGCTTCTGACAATGTTATAGATACTCTCAGAGTTAACCCAGAAGAAGTAAACCCCGGGGAAATACCAATTTATATAGAACAACGAGCTGAAAAAGAACTCGACGGATTTATCATTTCTGGTAAATACGATCTAGTTATGGAAGGAACTGTTCATGACTATAAATCTACAAGCACATGGGCTTATGTTAATCAAAGTAATAAAGAAGACTATATTAAACAAGGAAGTATTTATAGATGGTTAAATCCAGATAAAATTACTAATGATTATATACAAATTCATTATTTATTTACAGACTGGAGTATTGCAGAGAAACGCAAATTTAAAAAAGAAAGCTATAATAAAGAAGACTACCCCTCTTTAAAAGTAGCAACTAAATCTTATCCATTATGGAGTATTGAAGAAACTGAAAATTTTATTAAACAAAGATTGCAGGCTATTACTAATGCAATAGCATTACCTCAAGAATCATTACCAGAATGTACTAATGAAGATCTTTGGATTAGAAGAAATACTGAAAAATATAAATATTATGCTAATCCAGCTAAAACAGATAGAGCCAGTAAAGTGTTTGGATATGATAAATATGAACATCCAGAAACTGAGGCTCAGGTACATCTAGCTGAAAAAGGAACTGGAATAGTTAAACACTTTCCAGCTATGGCTATACGATGTAAATACTGCTCAGTTCAGCCTATCTGTTCACAAGCTGCAAGTATGTTAATAGAAGGAAGGTTAGATTTATAAAATTAGGGGGACAATAGTCTTAATGAGGAGCCTTAGAAGCTTAGCCCGTAGGAGTTGGGAGTTGCGGTCGCTCCGTACCCTGTAAAACTGATACTCTGGAAGTAAAGGGTTTATGGCCTGCGAAGCCGAAAGTGGAGGCGGTAGATTCTTAAGATTGTTGAGCGGTGTGTATTCTGGCCAACGTGGTCTGTACATAGACGCTAGTCGACACTAGGATATGCATTGCTACTCCTCTTACTAATTGGTTGGCCAGGAGCTAATACTAGTTTTATGGGTCATTAAAGCGGTAGCGATACATTTGCGTAGCTCACTATCCGCCATTCATTTAAAAGGAGAATATATGAATGTACTTAAATTAGCACAGGACATCCTTAGATGTCAGGAAGTAGTTAGTGAAATAACAATTAAGCATTATGGTCAAAATGATTATAAAGAAATGATTAATAGTATATTCAAAGATATATTTCAAGACTATCTTGAATGCCCCGATAAATTAGAACCTCAAGAAAGACGAATTCCCGAAGCAGGACTTGAACGAATAAGAAAAAGTCAAGGGTACGAATCAAACAAATAATTAATGCCCTTGTAGCTTAGCTGGTAAAGCAACTGTATTCTTCTGAGGAGAAGAAACGGTAAGTCGGTGGTTCGAGGCCACCCAAGGGCACACTATATGCGTAAACATAAGAATACTCTAATTGAGGAATTAACTAAATTACTAGAAGAACAAGACCCAAAGGACTTAGATGAAATTTTCGATCTAGTAGCAGAAATGATAAAAGAATATAAGCATTTTCAATCTAAAAAGGAGAAATTATGATTCATGATATTAGAGTATTTAATTCAAAAGGCGAATTGACTAATGTCATTAATGGACAGAAGACGATGGACGCCAAGTATGAACAAATAGCTAAAAGTATTGCAAAGACAGTTTGGGGGAAATCAATAAATAAAGCTAAAAAGGAGAAAAAATATGGATTCTAAAAAAATAATGGACGAAATAAAAAAAAGCATACCTAGATATAAACATCGTGCAAAATATCAAATGTCTCTAAGTGGTCTAATAAAAGCGTTACAGAGAGAACGCGTTGGGCTACTTGTAAAAATAACTGATAAGCATTACCCAGGTAAATCTCATAGTTACTTTGGGTATCATACTGATTTAGCATTTGAACCAGTTGAAGAACCAGTTACTGTTGCTGAATTCCTTAAGGAATGTGAAGACGCCGTAGGAAAATCATTTATAACTGCAGATCATTTTGATGAATTCTACAAAGATCATGTTATGCAAATTAACGCTCCAGTATGGATCTCTACTTTAGGTCAAGCTAGTCAGAAAGCTATTGTAGATCTCGTACCTACTAATGGTTACATCAAACTAGTTACTGAAAATATTGAAGTAGAGGAGGAAGAGGAGGAGGAAGATGGCTCTGAATAAACAGAAAAAACTAGAATACATAGAACAAATATTAGAAGAAGTTCAGAATGGTTCTGTAGATAGTAAAGAAGATTCAATTCTAATCGAAGTAGCTCTTGAATTTGTTAATGACATAAAAGAAGGGAGTTTAGATGAAGGTACTTAACTCTTGTGATAGTAGCGATAAATTAACTCTCCTGTTAAATATACGACAAGGAACACAATCAACTACATATTCAGTTTCTAACTTACCAGCATGGTACGAAATGCTGGGAATATTCACACTTTATTGTATTGTCGCTATATCCATGTTTTATGCTGGCTTATGGATTGCAAGTAGATACATGTCACCAGGAAGATAATATGACTGATAATGAAATGACAGATGAAGAAATCATAAAAGATAGAGCTAATAAATATGGTCCAGCTAAACGTTGTTTTGAAACATGGGCAACTATGTGTGAAACACTTAATCAATATGCTAAAGAATCAGGCAATATAAATCCTGCACATTTGTATGCTCTAAAAATGAATTTATTAAAAATTGTAAGATCCGCATGGAACCCAAAGATTGAAGACAATTATAAAGATGGAAGAAACTATCTCACAATTGCACATCAATGTACTGAAGAAAAGAAAGGTCAATAATACATGAAAAAATACCATCCATTTTCAGAAAGAATAGTCGATATTTTAACTAAGAAAGTTAACAGCGACAATCGACATTTCTTTAGAATTTTAACCTGTTATTATCTATCTAAAATCGCTTCAATGATGCGATGCAGAATTCAGACAAATGATAGAGATATAATTCCAGTTAATACTTATGTACTCAATTTGATGGTATCAGGTACAGGTAAAGGACACTCTACTAATATTCTAGAAAGAGAATTCGTAGCTTTCTTTAAAAAAGATTTTCTTAATAATGTATTTCCTAAAGAAGCAGAGAAAAATTTACAGTTTCTAGCTCAAGAGAAAGCCTCTTGGCGAGTTAAC